ATTTATCCAAACCTCTTCCCCTACTGTATTTAAAATATCTCTTTGAAAATCCCTTAAAGTAACCGTCTGCCTTCCGTAGTCAGTTAAGAATCGACAATATTTTTCTACAAAATATTCTATATCTTGAGAACATTTTATAAATTCTTGTTCTTCTTCGTGAGTTAATTGAAAAAGAATATTATCAGCTTTTAATTCTGGATCTCTTTGATGAAAACAGTCTAGATTAACATCCGCTCCATACCTAAGTTTTTCAAGAGCTTCATTGACTATTTCAGTGTTCCATACAATATTTTGTGCCATTTTTAACGGATCTTTAACATATATACCTTATTCCGTTTTTATCTCTTCAATATCTTGAACATTTTGATCTCCTTTTATAATGACAACCTGGTCATTTTGAGCAGCTTTTAATCTTTTTGTTTCATTAATTAATTCTTTTGTTCCAAGAGCTACAAGACCTTTATCATTCCTAACCATTCCATTTTGACCAGGTCCAATTGCTCTTAACTCATTCTGTTTTTCTTGTACATCAAATCGAATATCCTTATAGGTTGCTTTTATGGCTTCTACGGTTTGTAGGAGTTGCTTATTTAAGTCCCCGATGGTCTTGCTAAGTTGACCAAAGACCTCAAACATGCGTGGGTGTGCGGCCCCACTACGTACTTCCTCCATGAGGGTCTTTTGCATAGTTTCATTTACCTTTAATTGATAAAGCATACCAGAAAGGGAAAGAATATCAACTTGCATTTTATTTTTAAGATATGGATTTTGTTTTATGATTTCATCCGAAAGCATAAATCCCGTAGCATTCTTAATCATTTTTTTAGCTTTTGAATCGCATTCTTTTTGTAATACGTCAAAATCGAGTTCAAATGTAGGTTCCATAGCAAGCTCCGGTGCGTCAAGCTTTGGTAAATTTTTATCAAGCTTTCCGTCAGCAGCATCTATCATTTTTTGTAATTCATCAGCTTCATCACGAGCATTCATATCTTATTTTTTATATTTTTTCCCTAAATTTTTACCAATATGAGAAATTCTATTTTTTTCAATAAAGTCCTCATTCATTTTTAAACCTTTATTCCATGGGATTTTTCCAAACATGTGATTTTTTTCTCCTCTTTGAGCATCCCCTATTTTATTTTTATGTTCTTCTGTTAATTTACCCTTTCCATTTAATCTTCTGGTTTCCCATTTTTTTTGTCCGGATTCTTTCGATTGTTTCTTCCCTAAATTTGCTTTTTGACATTTTTTCTTATGTTCTGGAGATAATTTTCGACCAGTTAATGCTTTTTTTAAATTTTCTTTGTGCTTTTCAGAAAAAATTATTTCTTTTTTAGATAATGCAATTTTAGTATTTTTTTTTATTTTTATTTTGGTCTCATCAGAAATGCTATCTTTGCATTGATGTCCGCCAGCAGGACTAATATTATATCCTTTGGGTTTTAAAGTATTATATAAATCTATGTATTTTTTTTGTGCATCAAAGGCTTCTTTCTTTGTACCAAATTGTTCTAATATTTCTCTTTTAAAATTTTCTTTACCATATTTTTTTATGGATCTATTTAAATAAACACCTCCCCCCAAATAATGGTCATCTAAATTATTAGTAGAATGATCCCCGATATATTGTTTTCCGTTAATTAAATTAGTTGTAATATAAACAAAATTAAACGTCTTTTCTGACATATATTTTTATTTTATATATCCGTCTTTTGTTTTGAAATATACGGAGATATAAAAGGGTCATCTCTGACGACTTATATAAGGTGCAGTATATTTTAGATCACAGTTGTCTAATAAAATAGCTTGGTCTGCATCTTTTGAGAAGTATGATAATAATTCTAATGATTGTTTTTCCTCCTCAATAGTTGTCCTGAATAATCGGATATTCGTCATTAAAGAATCGGATCTATCAAGAATATATTGATTTATAATAACTTCTTCAGGGTTCAAGGAAACTGTATTATAGAAAACCTTTGTAAGCTTATCACCGGATCCTGTAGTATTAGGTTTCCATACATAAGCATTGTATTGACCCCATGTATTTCCCAAATTGATAACAATTCCATACCATGAATTATCTAATAACCTTGTATTTATTGGAATAACTTTTTCCTGAGAACCATAGAGAATTTTAATATATTGGTTTGCAATAATGCTGGCTTTAAACCCATAATTTGTTTCATTTATACCATCTATAAGATTTATAGGTTCTTGTACTCTAACCTTATAATTCTTCATAGTTCTCCATCCAGAAGTTAGTGATATTAAATATTTTTCAACATCTTCATCAATTTTACAATAGTATTCTCCAACACCAACATATATTATTTTAGCATAAAAATTTAAAGCTCCTGGCCTGGATATAACAAAAGTATCCCCCTCATTAAATGATCTTGGGGATGGCGATAGTTTGATAATATAATTAGCTGGATAATTTATTCCTATATTTGGATTTATGGATTCAACATCGTATTCTTTAACTGCAAAATTCTTAGGCATTACCCATGAAGTAAGAGCTCTATCAGAAGTAGTTGTAATATGATCCGAAGCATTATATCTTACTGCATTGAAAAAAGCAGAACTTTTCATTTCATATAATGATTGAGCAACAATAACTCCATGAATATCCAAATTATAATTAACTGTTCTTAAACTAGAATCGAGTGTTTTATAAATATCCTGAGATGTTGAATTAAATGCAGATGTTTGCTTCTTATCTGTAAGTTTTTCGATATTATCCTGAATAGCTTCTCCAAATAATTCTTGTTCTCCAACAGTATACTTATCGATAGTTTCCTTAAGAGCTTCTCCCTCCCTTCTTGAAGCCTCAGGCTGATATTTTCTTAAATTAACTACCCAGGTGGTTTCTTGCTCCATAAATCCCCTTTTTAAAAAAGAAGATTCTACCTGATATAATTTATTTGGAAGAGGAAGATAAACGATGTCCTTTTTTTGAGGGGCTGTTCCAAATCCGACAGTAGTTTCCCAATATTTTTTATCAATTTCAATTTGCGTAGGTAATTCATATTGTAATCCCATTAAATCCATTTGATATTTACTATCGGGAAAACCATTTGGACCCACAACAACTTTTAAGCAGATTGGTGTATCTTCAACACAGGATAAAGTGTATTCTTGAAAAATAACATCTTTCGATCTTTGCTGAGGAACAGCACGGAACCATCTAGCATCAATTCCAAACATTTGATTTGCAACACTATTTAAAGTATTATATGTTTGAGCTGATGCAAGAGCCAGATTTGGATTAAAAATACTTAAGGCATCCTCGGAAAGATTTACTTGAAGCCCCCCAACATTTTGACCCTGGGATCCAGGAAATGCTCCACTTAATTGTTGTTCTTTTGGATCAGTACAATCTGCCATTACACTACTCTTTTTTCTATTTATTCATTAAATAAAAAGAATAAACAACTTACCATTTATTTGCATAACATCCTGAATTGTCGGCGGATTTTGTTTTTATATCCATAAAGCATCCGCACAAATTACAAATTCTTAAATGATTATTAAAATATTCGCAGGTTTCACAAATAGATATTTTTCTCTTGGCTTCCTCGTTAATTTGATTTCTGTATGATTTATCAACTTTATATCGGATCCAGAGAAAATATCCTCGGATAATTTCTCGAAAAATACGTATTAATCTTTTTACCATTTCTTAAGAGGGCAAACATAATGATTTGATCCATTGGGCGTTAATTGAGCAATAGCTTTTCCTTCTTCATCAAGAGGATAAACTTTAAAAACTCTGGACATCAATCCACATCCACATTTTTTACAAGCAAATCTTTCTCCTTTAGTTGTTAATTCTTCACAGGATAAACATATACTTGTTCTATCTTTAACCATTTTTTCAAAATCATGGAGATCAATGTCTTCATAATTTGGAATCACTCTATCTTTATCAATTTGAAATCCAATAGGAATCATGGGTTTTTGTTTTTCCTGAAAATATATTTTTCGTATCTCTAAAAAATTTTGAAATAAATCGTCACATACAAAAATTCTACATTCTAAAGGTCGATTTTCTCTTTCAATAATACACCCTAAAGAAGAATCATGAAATTCACAATAATCGCCGGCTTCTATTTCTGGATCTCTAAGAGGATAAACTCCGTATTGCTGCTTTGCACTTTCGAAAAAACTTGCATCTTTTTGGGAAACAAAATAAGATTTTCGGAGGTCCCCCGAATATATTTTACAGCATTCTTGACACTGAGAGCATAATTCTTTATTAATATATTCTAATTGTATCATTTCAATTTTTTTAATTACATAACTTCACAAATTCCACTAATTATTCCGCTAATACACAAATATAATACAGCTGATGCAGTTCCTCTAGTATATGTTATTTCAGCATATCTAGCACCTCTGCGACCTGGATTATCTACGGTTATATAAGCCGTTCCGCTTCCGGCCCCTGAAGGAGTATAA